GCGCAAGTGCATTCCTAGAACTCAGCGACGTACCGCATACATATGCGGGGGCTGGAGGAAATTCAGTTAAGGTAAACGTAGGTGCGACCGCGCTTGAGTTCGCGGCAGGAGGTGGAGGTGCGGGAACCGTTACCGACTTCATATTCACAAACGCAAACGGTGTCTCGGGTAGTGTATCCACTTCGACTACTACTCCCACACTCACACTTTCGCTCGGTAACATAACACCAACATCCGTCGCAGCAAGTGGCACCGTTACTGGCTCAAATCTTTCAGGTACAAACACAGGCGATCAAACAACTATCGTTGGTATTACGGGGACAAAGGCGCAATTTGATACAGCCGTTACAGACGGCAACTTTTTATACGTTGGGGACATTACACAATACACCGATGAAATGGCGCAGGACGCTGTTGGTGCGATGGTAGATACAACTCTCGTATACACCGACCTAACTCCACTACTTTCTCGCGCAGCACTTTCAGGAGCGATTACCGCTTCGGCAGGGTCAAACACAACCGCGCTTGGTACTTTTACTGTCGCAGAACTTAACTCAGCTATCTCTGACGGTGACGTAGCTACTGGTGGAGGTACGGCAACAGGTACAAATACTGGCGACCAAACGAACGTTACAGGAAATGCAGGAACAGTTACAGTTTCAGATGCTGGTGGAGACACAACCACATGGGTTCTTCTTGCAACCGATCAGACAGGTTCCCTTTCTCCACGAACAGATGATGGGATAACATATAACGCCACATCAAATAACCTAGCCGCGTCTTCGTTTAATGGTGTGGCACTTACAACAGCAGGTTCAGCATCAGAGTATTTAAACGGAACTGGTTCATATTCCACACCTGCTGGTGGCTCGGGAGTCTCTATCGGGTTATCATTAGCAATAGCACGCGGTTTAATATGTAACTAACATGGCACAAAACACTTCACCAATCTTTACCCTTGTACCGCGAGTCGGTTTTGGTACGCTCACGGGCAACATCGCATCGGCGCGTTCTGACGGTGTGGGTACTATCGCAACCGATTTGTTTGTCTGTTTCCAAGCAGAAGCCACAGACGGTTCGTATGTAGAGAAGATACGCTTGTCAGCTGCCGCAACAACTCCAACAACCATGACTGCGTCAGTCGTTCGTCTTTTCATATCTTCGGCAACGTCAGGAGCGACAACGGCGGCAACTGCCGTACTGTTCCAAGAAATCTCGACTGCTGCAATTCCAGCTGCAAACGCTTCAAACGGAACAAACTACTACGAAGTACCGTGTAACTTTGCACTCCCTGCAAACTACACAATCCTCGCGTCAATCCACGCCAACATGGCAGCAAACACACGTTACCAAATCCTCACCTTTGGTGGTGACTACTAATGAGAACATTCTTCCACTTACCAGAAAAAGGGCAGTCAGACATCAAAGTCTATTCGCCATTTGGTACTAATGCCAACTTAAACTGGCAACAGTGGACTAAACCGCACGGAGCGAACATGGTGTATATGTTTGCCATTGGTGGGGGAGGCGGAGGTGGCGGAGGGTTTACTGGTCTTGCAACGGTCGACCGAGGTGGAGGGGGTGGGGGAGGTGCATCAGCAACCGCTTCGTTACTCATTCCAGCGTTCTTTGTACCAGACACGTTGTATGTGCAGGTCGGTATCGGCGGTGCAGGTTCTACAGGTTCAGGAGTAGCAGGTTCAGCAGGAGGTCATTCGTACGTTTCAGTTGGTGCGTTCCCAACTGGTGTAGCTTCAGAAATGATTACCCATCAGCAGGTATATTTACACTCTGGCTTACTCGCTACTCCAGCAGGCGGTGGCGGTGCAGGGACAGGTGCAGCGGTAGGAGCAGCAGGAGCAGCAGGTGCTATTGCAACAGCAGCTCTCAACACGCTTGGTTCAAATATGGGCTTTTGGAAAGCAACGGTCGGCAAAGTTGGTTTTGCTGGTGGCGCAATTGCTGGCGCTGCAGGAACAGCAGCTTCGAACGTTCTTTCAGCTTCTACGACGTGTACTTCGGGGGGTGCAGGTGGTGGAGGCGCAGGAAATGCTTCTGCGTCTAACTTTGCAGGTGGGGCAGTCACAGGTGCAGGTTTCTTCCGAACTGTTTCGGGTGGTGCAGCAGGAACATTTGACGGTGGGTCAGGTATTACACGATGGGGCATGTCTATAGGTGGTGCAGGTGGTGGTTCTGCTGATGCCGCAGCAGGTGGCAATGGTGGCAACGGTGGTATTGGTTCAGGCGGTGGGGGAGGTGGTGCAGGTACTACAGGTGGTCGCGGTGGTCGCGGTGGAGATGGTCAAGTCGTCATCATTTCATGGTAGATATTCCCACTCAATTCACATCAAGAACTTGACACGGTGTTACACTTGAACTATGGCAAACGCTCCACGCGATGAAAACAGAGTCACAACGATTTTGGCACTATCTGATGCGGACGGTACAACGATCAAGAATGTGCCTATAAACGTAGCAAATAGTAATGCAATCAAGGTGTCGGACGCGCTAACAGGCGCAGACTTTGGCGGTAACCCTGCACCTCGTGACGGCAACCGCATTCCCGTCTTTATGGGAGTATCGGCAACAGATGGAATTACTCCTGTGGCAGTGTATGCAGATGCAACTACGGGCGCACTTTTAATAAGATCAACTTAAAAATATGGCAGAAGCAGCACGCGACCAAAACAGAATTCCAACGCTCCTAGGTGTCTCAAGCGCTGATGGGATTACACCAGTGGCAGTGTATGTTGACCCAACAACACACAGAATGTATGTGGACATTCCTGGCGGATCGGGGACGGTCACAACCGTCTCAGTTGTCTCAGCCAACGGATTTGCGGGTACGGTTGCAAACGCATCCTCAACTCCCGCAATTACACTCACCACATCAATAAACGCACCAGTCCTTGCTGGAAACGGTACAGCAATTTCAGCAGCTACAACCACTGGGTCTGGCTCAACAGTTGCACTTGCAACATCTCCCGTCTTTACGACCCCAACACTTGGAGTTGCTTCTGCAACATCACTGGCAACCTCAGCTGCGACCCCACTTCTTCTCACAAACGGACAGCTTGTGAACGTAGCACTTACTGCACAAACAGTTGGCGCGACAACTCTCACTATTCCTGACTTTGCAGGCGTGGCAGACGAATTTGTGTTTAAGACAAAGTCGGTGACCATGTCAAACAAGACATTTGTCGCTCCAGTATTGGGAGCAGCAACTGCGACCTCAATAAACGGTCTGACCATAACATCGTCAACTGGAACATTTACATTGACGAACGCCAAAACCCTTTCCGTAACAAACTCCCTGACACTTTCAGGTACTGATGGTACAACCATGACGTTCCCAACAACGTCGGCAACAATTGCTCGAACAGACGCAGCCAATGCATTTACTGGCGTACAGACAATGACCTCGCCGTCAATTACAACGTCAATTGTCACTGGTTCGGGATCATTTGACGCGTTCAACACCACCGCAACAACCCTTAACTTTGGAGGTGCCGCAACAACCCTCACCATTGGTGGAACACCAACGACAGCGATAACTCACAACTACTCGACCAATGCAACGGCAGCAGCAACAACTAAAACGGTCAATCTTGGTACAGGCGGTGCCGCTTCCTCAACCACAAACGTAAACATTGGTGCTACACCAGGAGGTACCACAACAATCAACTCGCCGACCATTTCACTTGGAAGTACGACTGGTGCAACCACAACGGGAACAATAGAACTTGGTCATGCTTCTGACACAACACTCTCACGTTCCGCCGCAGGTGTCCTTGCCGTCGAGGGTGTTGTTATCCCTTCAATCTCTTCAACAAACACTCTCACGAACAAACGCGTAACTCGTCGACTTACAACGACAAACGGTCCTGGTGCAACCCCAACAACGAACACTGACAACGTCGACATAATGAACTTCACTGGACTGGGTACAGCCATCACCTCAATGACCACCAACCTGTCAGGCACGCCGTCAGACGGTGACTTGATTGAGTTCCGATTCCTTGACGACGGTACTGCACGTGCAATTACTTGGGGCGCATCATTCGCAGCAACAACGGTGGCTCTTCCTACAACCACAGTTATTTCAACCTGTCTACGAGTAGGATTTGAGTGGAGGTCATCATCATCTAAGTGGGAATGTGTAGCAACTTGCTAATATGCCGCTCGTAACACTCACACAAGTAGCAAAGGTGGGGGAAAGGTGCTTCCACTACTTCAAAGACTCACTAAGTGGTGAGGTTGTGAGAGTACCTTGTACTGACCAGGAATATGACGCATTAGCACTTCCCAATGCGCCACAACCTCAACACAAAGACGGGTTTACGTGGGTACACTCATGCAGAGAAATAAAATACGACACACCAGACGGTGACCTCCCCGAAGACGCATACTTCACGCTCGAAAGTGGAAAGCACATTGTGAGACTCGCGGGGAAGAAACCATTTGAACTTGTTGAGGCAAAGGCAGACGACATTGTCGGAAACCAAGCAGATATAATATATGGCGATAGCATTTGACGCAGCAACATCAGACCAGCAGCTTGGTGTCTCATCACAGACGTTCTCACATACGACTGGCTCTGGCAGCAATCGCATACTTTTTGTATGTGCTGCTAACGGTGAGGGTACGTCGGCAACAAAAATGTCAGGAATAACCTATAACGGCAATTCGTTGACCGCAGTAAATAGCAAACAACTAAACCCTCAAGGGTGGACTTATATTCACTACATAGTGAATCCATCAACGGGGGCTAACAATGTAGTTATTACATGGACGGCATCTGTTGGAGCATCTCGCGGCGTTGCCGTATCCTACACAGGTGCTTCTCAAACAGGTGTTCCCGACTCACAGACAACAGGAGATCAAACCACATCACCACAGACCTGTTCAACAACCGTAGTTACAGACCAGTCGTGGCTTATTATGAACAATCTTGCTGACAGAAACATAACTGCGTCAACTGGTGCCACAACTCGCTCTTCGGGCTGGTCGGACGTTGGTGCCGTCTTTGATTCTAACGGTGGTGTTGGAACTGGGTCACAGAATATGCAAACAACGACGTCAGGTACAGCTACTTATGGTTATGCGATATGTTCGTTTGCTCCTGCTGCTGCATCTGCTAACTCTAACTTCTTCATGTTCATGTGATGTATGAGTGAATTTGATTCATTTACAGGACTTCTTTGGGCACTTCTTGGCGGTGTGGGTGGTCTTACAAAGGTTTTGGTACAGTTGTTAGGTATGGAAAAACTACCAGGGTGGAGGTCAATACTTTGGTTACTTATGGCAAACTCTTTCGTGTCAGGATTTGCAGGATTTATGGGTGCTATTATTATGCAGCAGTTTACGCCTAACGACTCACTTCATGTCGTTGCCGCTGGTATATCAGGATACATGGGAGTAGCAGCTCTTGACCTGTTCTCGAACTGGTTTAAGCAAAAAATAGTCAAATAAGATGAAACTACATAAACCACACGCAGGATTTATACCAGCACTCTACCCGAACGGGTCGATTACTCAGTTTTTTGGTGAGAATCCTGAGCTTTATTCTAAGTCTGTTTGTTATCCAAACGTGGGATGTTTGAAAGCGCACAACGGCGTAGATTCTGTAGCACCGTACGGAACAGATATTTACTCAGTAGCCGATGGACAAGTGGTGGAAGTAGGAAACCAAGCACAAGGGTACGGTAATGTAGTGAGGATTTTAGGCGAAGATAATTTTGAGTGGACATACGGGCATAACTCTAAAGTAACTGTTACTCCAGGACAGTTTGTACTACGCGGTCAGAAGATTGCCGAAATGGGAAATACGGGTTTTGTGGTTTCAGGTGATACACCCTACTGGAAAGACAACCCATACGCAGGGACACATCTGCACTTAGGAAAGCGTGAGGTTAAGAAGTGGGACGGCACTGGACAGTGGAACGTCACCTATCTAAGTGGTACGGCTATGGAGATTCGCGGCGTAATACAAAACTTCACCAACGGATTCTTTGGAGCACTGCCTATTGTGGCGAGTGACTTTGATGAATACATTCCTCCCGTAAAGCCGAAGTTCCTATTCCTGAGAAACCTTGAATACGGAATGAAGAATGACCCTGATGTAAAGGAATTGCAGAAAATACTTATCTACGAGGGATTACTTCAGGCACTCCCAACGGGAAACTATCTCGAACTCACGGCACAAGCGGTTAAGCAGTACCAGTTGAAATACGGACTTGTGACGAAGTGGCAAGCCTTCACCTATCAAGGGAAATACGTCTACGAGATTACTAGGGCGCATCTAAACAAGAAGTACGGATAATATGGCATACCAAATAGACGGACGCGACATACTCATAAATGGATTCGAAAATGGAATAGCCGAATCACCCGAGGCAGGTATCGGTGATATGCGCAACGTCAACATAGTCTCTGTGCCGAAAGAGGCGTCAGTCTCCTTCGGGGTTGCCTCGCGCACCCTCCCCTCTGTCAGCACGACATTTACCGTGACCGACCTTGCAAATGACGAAATTACCGTGAACGGCGGTGCCGTCACAACAGGGACCGCTGTAACGTTTACAACAACCACTACCCTCCCAGCTCCTCTAGCAACAAACACTACCTACTGGCTTGCCCCAGGCATCAACCCTGGAACCAATCGTATCTATACAACCGTCGGTACTTCAATCACTGGTCTTGTGAACCTTACCGATACAGGTACTGGAACTCACACGGTGACCTCCATAAACATGGGGAAACCGACAGCCTTTGACCGTTCAAACGGAACGCTTGGATCTGGCACCTTTCTTATAGACGAAAACGGACGCGCGTGGTCAAACATTCCAGCAGGAAACACTTACTGGGTATATCTCAATAACAAAACGGCGTCAGCCACAAACGCCAACGGAAACGGCATTGTTCTCTATACGGGGTCTGATGGTCTCCAGTGGCTCTTTGTATTCAGAAATGCAGAAATTGATTACTGCCAGTGGGGTTCCACTATTTCGTGGGTATTTGCCTGGGACCCACCAAACGGGACTGCTGGAACAGGCTACACGATGAATACGGGCGCAGGTGTGAATAACGTGCACGAAGCTCTTGTTGGGCAAGATAACGTCGTGTACTACACGGATGCTGCCTATCTCGGCTCGTTCTTTGAGAAGTTTGGATCTAACTTTAATCCTGCAAACACAGGAACATACACTCAGGCAAAGAAGGCACTGGCGTTGCCAAAGTTTGAAGTGGCAACCTGTCTCGCAGAACTTGGCAAAAACCTCCTTGTGGGCGCACAGCGCAACTTCATCTATCCGTGGGATCGTATCTCCACATCATTCACCTATCCGATCCAGCTAGCAGAAAGCTATACGTTCAAAATGGTCACGGCAAATACCAACGTCTATGTCTTCGCAGGCAATCGCGGACGTGTGTACGTGACAAATGGCTCACAGGCGAACCTGCTTGTGAAGATACCCGACCACTTGTCGGACACCGTAGAGCCATACTTTATATGGGGTGGCGCAATCTACCTAAAAAACAACGTAGTATTTGGCGTCAAGGCAACCGACAATGCAGGTAACGCTATCCCAAATTACGGTGGTGTGTGGGCATTCAATCTCGACAACAACGCACTTCGACTCATAAATAAACTCTCCTACGACACATACGCAGGATACTGTTCAGCCCTAGCACCGATCCTCTACAACACCATATCAACGAATGCCGCAGGCTTTGGCTTTTATGCGGGGTGGGATTCAGGGGCATCAACCTACGGGGTAGATACAACTGTATCGGCTCCGTACTCTAACTACGAGGCATATCTCGACACCGACATCATTCCAATCGGTCTCTACTTGCAAAAGAGAACGCTTGAGAACATTGAGTGGAAGACAGCAGCAAAACTTGTCTCGGGTGAGGCTATAAAACTCTTCTACCGCACAAACATTACAGAGTCCTATACGCTCATAGGTGAAACAACAACAACGGGTGTTCTGTCTGACGTGTACCCGGCAAACTTTGAGAACGTGCAATGGATACAAATCCGCGCGTTTCTCAAATCGACCTCTTCCTCCCCTTCATACGTTCGCCTAACAGAAATACGCCTTCGATGACAAACGAAAAGCCTGACGTACCCAACACTCTAGGCGACGATCAACTGTCGGCGTTTTGGGATAAACAAAAGCAGAATGACCTGTATCGCGTTAACGATACCCCAATACACGTTCACAATGGAACGGACGCACCTCAAATTGACTATTCAGATATCACAGGAAAGTACTACGTCACCGCACACACCATTGTCGGTACCGCTGCCGCTACGTCGGGAAACTACAATACATTTTTTACCGCACTCTTCCCATGCATTGTTATGCAGATATCAGAGGTCCACTCTGTTGCCGGAACCGCAGGAGGCGGGTGCTCTGTAAAGGTGGAAAAGCTAACATCGGGGACGGCACCAGGATCGGGTATTCTTCTCAACAACGCAGCATTTGACCTTCAGTCAACAATAAACACACCCGTATTTGCCAAACTTCTTGACGGCAGCCTCAAGGGGACTTATACGACAACAGGAAATTCACAAGTGCGCGACGTCTCGCTGGCAACAGGGGATAGATTAGCCCTAAAGCTAACAGGTACCCCCACCACCGTCTCAAACGTCACCATAACGGTCTATATGCTTATTTCGTGATTCCCACACTTAATAACTCTAAAAGTATTGACAATACTGTACACTTAGCACTATGAAGTCCTTCACCACACTAAGGAACCAATTTGGTACGTTGACCAACAACACTTCTTCGACAAATCTTACGTTGGGCGATCAACTCATTAACGACTCCCTTCGCTACCTCACTACAAAGTACTTTTTCAATGAGCGCTCCCAGGTCATTCCTGGCGGGACCATTGCATCAACACAGTTCTACAAGCTGCCGTACAACATAAAAACACTGATAAACGTGTACGTTACTGTTGGGTCAATTCGCTACCAGCTCACCGAAGCCCCAACGCGTGCCTTTTGGGATTCACTGAACTTCGTCACCTATACCTCAGACATCCCACAGTACTACTTCATATACAACAAACAGATTGGTCTATTTCCAACACCCGCCTCAAACTCAAACGTCATAACAGTCAATTACAAGATGCGTTTGCGAGACCTCACACAGGCTGACTATGTAACAGGGACCTACACACTTACAAACGCCTCCTCGACAGTTACTGGGTCAGGCACGACGTTTGTTCCTGATATGGCAGGACGTTGGCTCTATGCCACACCACCAACAGGTGATGGTAACTGGTACGAAATAGAGTCCTACTCATCAGCAACCTCGCTCACCCTTGTCAATCAATATCAGGGGACAACCGCAGCAGGCATTACAACACTCATCGGTGAAATGCCAATTCTTGCAGAGGACTACCAGGACCTTCCTGTGTATCGTGCCTGCGCCATCTACTTCACCACCCGCGTTCCCGATCCTGCTCGCGCAGAGCTTTTTCAGAAGTTGTACGATGAAGGAGAGGCACGACTTGATGCAGAATTTGGCTCAAAGTCGTGGTCAGTGGCAATCACACCAAATGACAGCGAAGTGATAAATCCGAACCTATTTATTCGTAACATGAGCTAATTATGGCAACAGGACTTCTCAGTTCATTACTTGCAAGCAAATCATCTCTACAGCCAACGTCTACATTCAACGTCGGCGGTTCATCAACACCAAAAGCGCCAACATACAAGGCAAATACTGCTGCCGACATTGCGCTTCAAAAATCCATAGCAGGAAACACTTCGCTCGTGTCGCCTTCGGGTTCGTACACTTCGACTCCAAACTATAACCTTGCTCTTGCGGGTCAACCGAAGTCGATGGGTGTACAGACAACATTTCCATCTACAACAACACCAGCTCCGACACTTGCACCACAGCAGGTCAAACAAACAGCCCCAACCTCTTCTCAGGGTACGATAACCGCGGCAACTGGATGGCTTCCACGCGCAGACGGAAAAGGGGTCTACCAGGCTGGTACAACCGACCCTAGCGCATCACCCTCATCAATGGCTCAAAACACCGCTACAGCGACCACAAGCGGTTCAGGGGGTACTTCTACAGGTAACAAGCTAAACGCTGTGGACAAAGACGGTAACCTGGTCTATATCGGGAACCCCGACCTTAACCGCAACATGGGGTATACGTTCATAAACGAGCAGAATCCATACGACGCAGCACCAGTTACTCAAAAGGCGCCACAGGCGGATGTGGTCAATGCAACCTTCCAAAACGCTCAGCCAAATGGCTATGCAGGATTGATACAGCAACTCGTTAATACCGCAAACGGTGGTCAGAACGTGCGCGACGCATACAACCAACTGAATCAGTTTCAGTCGAACCTTGCGGATAGATACGCGCAAAACCGTATGAATCCAATTCCTCTCGAGTTCCAGCAGGGACGTGAGCAGGTTATACAGCAAGCAAACGCAGGAAAACTACAGGCATTGAGTCAACAAGTTGCAAACGCAGCAGCACTTCAGGGTCAGCAAATCACGGGTCTAGGCTCTGCTATCGGATATGCACAACCAACTCAGATATCGCCAGAGTCAACCCTTGTCGATCCTGTAACTGGTCAGCCACGATATGGTCTTGGCAACACTGGTGGCGCGGGTTCAAACGCCTACACCAACTGGCAAATACAGCAACAGAACGCTACACAGGGAAGGGCATACCAGGGTCAAGCAGCCGACCTTTCAAATACCCTGCGTCAGATAGATACACTGACACCAGTGCTGACGAACTTTATGCAAAAGGCGAACTTGAACCCAGGACTTTCGCCACTTATAAACCAACCAATCAATACATACCTGCAGATCTTGCAGCCTGATGACCGCGCCTCACTTAACGCATACATGGCAGACCTGAGAACCTACACGGCGCAAATCCTTGGGTCTTCAGGACTCAACCCTACCGATGTAGCAAATACCGTGAATTCGTATGACTTCTCTGGTCTTTCTGCAACACAACTCAAAAACTTCACTGACAATCTTAGGAATATGGGAGAAATAAGGCTTCAACCTCTCCAGCAGTCAGCGAGCGCATCGTATGGGGCAGGAGCAAATCCGTTCATGGGTGCAACAGCAACCCCATCAGCAAACTCAACAGTAGGAACACCTAACTTTACTGGAGCACTTGCCAATCCAATTGTCGGAGCAACCGCTGGAACTGTAATGAACGTGCTCGGATCAGCCGAGGCGCTCTTCGGAGCGGGTGTAGGACTTGGTGAAAGACTACTAAGAAAATAAACTATGGACCCAACACTTGTAGATGCAATAACAAAGGCACTGGGATACACGGAAAACGGTGGTAAACCTGACCTTAATAGACTGAGCGCTGGGAAAACTGGGGAACTGAAAAGTATCTTCCAATTTACACCCGACACGTGGAAAAACTACGCGCAGCAGGTATACGGTGACCCAAATACGCCACTGACTCCTGACCACGAAACACACGTCGTTAAAACGAAAGTAGCGGGATGGCTAGAAAAGGGATATTCTCCAAAACAGATAGCTTCAATGTGGAATGCAGGAGTGGGAGAACCTGATGCCTACTCGGGGAAGTTCTCAAACGGACAACCCTCAAGAGGAATCAATAAAAAGTACGGAGTACCGTATGATGTCCCCGCATACGCAAACAAGGTTGATAAATACACACAGGAATTCCTAAAAGGAAGGGCTGTTGGAAACGTTGCTGGCTCTATGGCAAAGGCGCCCGTTTCAAATATAGCCTCCGCATCAACAGGAGGGGGTGATCCACTTGCACAAATGATTCAGACAATTCAGTCAAAGCAAAAGGCACCAATGCAACCTCCAGCTCCTACGGCACAGCCAAGCGTTGCTAAGGGACTTCTGCAAACCCTTGCGGGATCACCACAAGCGAACAAACAATAGTTTGATTAGGAGATAACCGACAATGAGTCCAATAATTGGCATATGGTGCTAGTATAGCAACCCCCCTGCATACTGTCAAGACCATTAAAACAGCAACTTTGCTAGACAGGCATCGCAATTATATCCAGTTTGTGTGCGGCGCATGGTCATCTGTTGACAACAAAAGCACTTTTGTGGCTTGGGGCGCTTCGCCATACTATCCACACTACACCCCCATTGACACCTTGCGTGTAATTTGAATGCGTTACTGTGGGTATACCCCACGCGGGGCTAAATAAAAACTATGGAAATCAATCCTCAATTTTTACTACTTGTCCCAGTAGTTGTCGGTCTCGTGCAGGCAATGAAGGTGGCGGATATTCTACCATCACGATTCGCTGTACTTGCAGCAATCGGATTCGGTATTCTCGGAGTCATTACACTCGGCTCATTTAGCGGAGCTAATGTCATAGATGGGATTGTTGTAGGTCTAACCGCAGCAGGTCTCTACTCAGGCACACGCGCTACACTGAACATCTAGTTATCTAGAACCTTCCACCGCACAGCACTCCACCCTGCGCCCTCGTCGTGCGTATCAGAGGTGGTGAGAACTGACCTCACTCCCCTAATTCAATCCTATAAAATACCTTGTCGCATTCTCAATCATTGCTCTTGTACTCTTCAACGCACCAGTAACTGAGGCGGAAGGTTTTGTTGTACCCCCACCAGCTATCCAGGGGCTGTCTAATTGCTATGCCTATGTGCGCAGCAAGGTCCCGAACCTGCCACCAGCAGGCTCTGTACGCCCAAATTCGACCCCTGTGGTCGGTTCTGTGGTGCTCTTCATGTATAAGGGCAAGGACGGAAAACCACTGCCGCATTTCGCAATTTTGACGGCATTAAACAAAACCACCTTTACTGTGGACGAAAACAACTACAAGCGTGGAGTTACTGCTCCCCGAGAGGTGTCATACAACGACCCTAGTCTTGTAGGTTTTTGGGTGCCTCCGACATCGCCCTGATCAGGTGGACTAAGGAGTCATAACTGTTGCGGTCGATCGCAACAACTGAACACAGAGCACAACCTGTACCAGTACAAAACCCCCGTATAGGGGGCTTTTTGTTGCTATAATTGCGGCGTGTGGTTCTTTAATGGATAGGGCTACACACTAAAAACAACATGAACGACAACGCAAAAAAGGCGTTTCAAGCCGCCGAACAAGAGCTTGAAGACAAAGAGATTACAAAGCTCAAGGCAGTCATCACCAACCTTCTGACACGGAAAAAGACAAAAGAGGCAGAACGTGACGAAATTGACGAAGACATCAAAGTGATTAAGCAGGACATAGAGGACTTTAAAGCAGGGCGCCTAGACAAGATCAAGGAGCGTCACGACACTAACCCGAGAGCGGATAGAAGTTCACCGATTACAATTACCATCATCAATGACAACTCACGCATCACGAATGCTCAACAGCCGTGGAAGTGGAACTATGGTGTCGAGTGGATCGCTCCATATCACTCGACAATAACGTACACAGACGGCAGTACGCTAATTGGTGGAAGTTCTACCGCTGTCTGCCTTAGCGGAACGACCGCTTCGACGTTTACGTCTGGCACGTACACAGTGAACGGAAACAGCATCAGTCTTTAAAAGACAAAGCCCTATCCGACCACATAACAAAAGACCTCCCACACGGGAGGCTTTTGCATTCCAACGATACGGAAAGCTGGTTTAGTTACCAGCAGTTCCAAGAACGTATAGCAGGAAGGTGATGAACCCAACAATAAGCACGGCTGTCTCGTACTGTGTAAGGTCTTTGGTCTTTGAGAAGATGACAATTCCGCTGTGTGCCCACACGTAAATCATAAGAAGCCCGATAATTGTTTCCATAGTTTAGATTGATGATGTTTTGAATATACTAATTGGGAAATAGAACTGCTTCTCTTGTCCCACACTTTTCAGTGTTTTATTTGCACGCAGGTCTTCAACCGTTGCTTCGTGCTTTACCTTCTTGACTTTGTCGATGAACCTTACAATAGAGATTCCCTTTGTTTTGAACTGTGAGGTGATGATTGGCGAGAGTGAAATACTTCGATCCCGCCACAACACCGCCCTGTTCCAGTTCACCTCCTTCTCGTACACGTTGCCTTTGAATGTACCTGGATTGAACCTAGCCATAGGAACTATACCTCCTTAGCTTTTAATTTAGGGCGACCGCCCTTCTTACCAATTGCCGAGTAGTATGCCTTGCCGTGTTTCTTCTTTGTCTTTGCTCCGCCCTTCTTCCCCCATTGGACAAACTGGTCTCGCGTAAATTCTGCCATACACGTTCTCGTACGTTAGAAGGGTATGTCGTCTGGTCCAATATCATTGGCTGAATTGAACTTTCTCATATACTCCTTTGAAGACTGAATCTTCTCTTTTAAGAAATCAGAGAGTGAGTCAAACACTTCCTGGTCCCAAGACTCGTAGTCTAGTACCTGACGGTTATTAACAGCTACAGGTACCTCCATTCCTCTTGGAATAGGTGACGCCCCCTGTATAAGAGCGTATATATTTCCTGTTGCAGACTTTTTGTGGACTACATTCAATAAGCACGTCTTCCCAAGAAGATCGGTGAGATCAAACCCCTCTGCCTCTTCGTCTGTAAGTACAACGCCCAACAAGCCTTCTACCATTTTGCGAAGGTTCGCCTTCTCGTTCATTGAGAAGGTGTACTCACGACTGATGACATACGGCTGCTCACCCTCGCCCTCCTTGAAAACCTTCTTCTCATTTGGTAACTCAAACCCGACCATTACCTTGTTCATCTCTCTGTCCTCACCCTGGTACTGCTCAGTGATAGTTCCGATGTGAATAATGCGATAGACACGCGCGACGTGATTACCAGCTGGAACTGGCTCAAACTTTTTATCTGATTTAGGTGCTTTCATATTTTTATTTAGTATTGTTCACTAATTGATCGACCTACCATAGATGGTAGCAAGCCCCCTACTATAAAGCAAGGGGGATATCCACTAGACTCACCTAGCCCAACCGATAGCACCTCGGACGAAAGTGCATGAGGGGGTATAGCCCGTATCGGCTGGGCAAGACGAACCTATTCTTCTTGACTTTTGAGGCGCTTGAATGCCTTCTTTAGCTCTTGAATGATACCCTGCTGCTCAAGCGACATAGCCCAGTAGGTATTAACATCACAATCACCCTGTATCAAAAAACGATCAAGCGCAGCGTTCCACGCCTTTGTAGGAAGTTCTGTATCTTCAAACAACGGTTCAATTGGTGCGTTCATACCTATTGAGTGGAGGGGCTAGTAAATGGTAACAGAAATACCCCACGGAAATATAAATGTCCTCCAGCCGCCAGTTCGTATTTCTTCTTGCCCGTCTATCACTCCGTATTCGCCGAGGCGTTGCCATTTGACAAATGCAACAAAAAACCACGGCTTAAATACGCGAAACATGCTTGGCGGGCAAGAACGTACCTCAAAACCCCAATACCATTTATTGAGTTCTGGTCGCACACCTACGTCTGGTAAATTTCCTATTTTCATTTCCTCTTAGGGTTAGGTACGTTCATAAACTTCAACAACAAAGCCTACACCTCCAACTCGTAAGATATTTACGAATCGTCCAGCCTTAGCGAGTGCCACGCAGATATTCGTGGCATTTTCATCATATGCACACTGGAACGAGGCGACCTTTTTCAGTTCTACAATCTCAACTGCCTTGTCTTTTTTCATAACCCTTCACTGTTTATTGATAAGAGCGAGCAGTGCTTCCTTGTGAACGTACACCGTGTTTTTCACACCCTCGTCAAAGAGTTGGTAAACGTGCTTTGTGAAAGTTGGCAAATCCTCCACCCCCTCTGCAATTTCACGCTCACGGTTTTTGATGGTTTGGGAGATGAAGTCTTTAACAGGGGCAAATGTGTCAGCACCAGTATGTAGGCTAAATATCGTCATAAACCTTTTATTAAACTCACTTTCCCAACTCCCCCCTACTGGTGCAGTAGGCTCTACAAATTCTTCTCCGCATTCTCGGCATACTGAACCTTGTTTTGTAGCCATTCTCGCTAGGTGGTGACACTGCTCACTGACTGTAGGCTTTTCAGCGCGGATAATGTTATCTACTAACCCCTCGATGTCTTTCAGAGTACTAACACCTGTTGTCTTATAGACCATCTCCTCCTCCACCAACGCAAGTATGGCTTTGGCGGCTAGCATCCTGTATGAGTCGTAGGAATTGCCAAAATGTCTTTCCAGTACATCGACAATTCTATCTTGTAGGTTCATATACACTAGTTATTGAGTGGGGTTAGAGGTAGGTGGGGAAGCGCGGCGGCTTTTGTGCTTCTTATACCAGCCAGACATTAGTCTAGCGAGGCGTGGCGACCCAGGTAGCCCTAGTTCAACCACAAAGGAGCTTCGCTTACTCAACTCATCCGCGTTACGACTTACTCCCCCATCTACCTCCAACATAGTTATTTCTTATAATCTATACTCTCTTTGTAATCCATTTCGACCATTTCCTTGCACCCACATTCCAAGATAACGCACTGGAACTCACCGTCTATATGCTCTCCAGCTTCATGTCCGCACGTACATTTCCTCTCTCCAAAGTCTACTGATGGGTCAACGTGGCTCATATTATTTTAAGTTACTCCTTTGGCTTTAATGTAACCCCGTAACGATTTTTTACTTCTTCAGGAGTCATGTATGTTTTTTGCTCTAACCACTCACAATTCGTGAATATTTGTACGGACGGCTCTGTATCGGGTGGTAGTGGGTAGCCATTCACACTGCGCTCGATACAAACGCCGTCCTTGTTGTACTTCTCCGTCATAACCATTTTGTAGTCTTTCATTTTGTTCTACTACGGGGATTGGTAATGGTGTAGGTGATGGTGCAAGGAATAACGGGGAATCTTTTGCCGCTTCCAGTCAGATTCTTTTTAAGAGTTGCTGTCGCGCATAACTCACCATCTCGAAGCATATCAACAATGCAATACGCCTTCGCTTTCTTTGTCCTCATACGGGTATGTTTCATAGACTATCTACATTAGTCAATTCAATCCTGTCGTAACATTGACACCGTAAGCACGCAACGTATACGTCCATCTTATTCCCAGACATCCCATCAAAACAAATTATTTGCCAATCGTGTACATGTTCTCCTGATGACATATTAGTTTTCATTATTCCTAGCTTTGGTAAGTGCTTTAGTAAGCAACGCCTCCATTTCGGTTGCACTCATGTGCCGACCCAGTGCGTCTATTGTTGCTTCTGCTCCAATTCTTATACCGCGCTTTTCTGCTTCAAGGAGGGCTGTGCGAAGCCAATCATCATGTTCCCTGTTCACTTGTGCAGCACCAGGACCAACATTAAATCCAAAACGTTCTCGATATATTTTCACTACCCTCTCTACATCTTCGTTTGTGTTCATAGGGTTATCTCATACACAACCTCTCGTTCTCCTAATGGCTCATCACCTTTGAATGGGTGAAGTGAGGCTAAGAGTGTTGCACGGTGAATAATGTTGATTGGGCGAGTCATGTTTGTTGGCTGTCCGTCTCCAACTTGTGTCCCAACAGCAAACACATTCCCGTCCTTTTTGACCAACTCCAACCTCTCAAGGGTTAGCCCTTCTTCCTTTAGTGATTCAACCGCTTCTGTGTGGAGTTCACCCATTAAGAGCTTCCCCCACGCGCGAAGTAGCTTCTCGTCTTTAACGAGGTATATCATGCAACCGACTGGAGAATCCTTGCCTGTGAGATGGTGTCACAACCATTCATCCAAGTACATCCGAGACAAATTGGCTCTGTTGGGTTCCACACTTCCCTATCAACACCTTCCTTTCCGAAGAGTGATACAAGGAATGGGTAGGTAGAACGCTTGAAGTACGGCGTGAGTGCCTTACGCTCTGCGTCGCTCTTAGTTGGGTAGTGTGAGAGAACGGTTCCAAACACTTTCATGCTGAACTTGTAGCACTGGTCAGTGTGGAGGATAAATGCGTGAGCGAATACGTCGATTGACTTTGTTACCACCACTGGTTTATTGGGTGACATTTTGAGCGCAATCAAGTACTTCTTAAACTCAACCTCCAACTTTTGAATGTATGAGTCGGTGAGTGATTCACTGTCCTTGAGATATGCACGAACCTTCTTCATGTCCTCTCCCATAATTGCCCTGAAGTCCTTTGTGTCCATTTTCTTAGGACAAGTAACTGAGTAGCCGTGTAGTTTTATAGTCATATTTATTTTGTTATTTTTAGTTAATTAACTGATGGATGGTCGTACTGGGTACACCCAATACAGACCTTGCAGTGATCAATAAGCCAACAGTCGTCACACTGCTCGTAACGAATGCAGTCGTATGCTTTCTGTGAAGGATTAGCCCCGTAGTCGCAGGTGGTTATTTCACGGTTCCCGATGTGGTTCGTCATATTCTTTGGTTTATGTCGTCTAACATTTTTAGAACATCGGAAGGACTAGAATAAGCTGTTAGCTTGCCTCCAATTTCCTTCAGAACTGCGAGTGCCCCGAGTTGGAACGCATTCTGCGCTAGGACGTTGTCGTGTCCGACCAGCATCGGGCTGTACTGTTCCATAAACGAATTACCTGTTGTCGTGTTCATACGTTGAAGATAAGAGTTACGGCTATACGACCGATAATGTAGATACCCAGTGCCCATAGTGCGGCGGTCCAAAGAAAGTAGTTAGCCATACTAGCGACGCCAGCACTTACGGCTAGCCTCCCAATCAGTCGTTCCTCGGTTTTCATAAATCCACTTCGCCATCTGCTCATTCCCTTCCTCGGTATAAATGTTGTACCCCTGTGACGTTGCGATTGCTCCCCAAGTATCAACATTCAACTGATACTTCCCGACATCGACCGATCGGTTATTATTACCGCGAACCAATACCTGCCCCAACATTCCCTTCGGGCATAGTTTTGAGGCGACAAGGTCTGCGGTGCAATAGTGTGATCCAGTAGATTCACATTGTGCAATGCGAATGAGAACTGGAGGGGTAACAGAGATTGGATCTGCATACACAATGCGTGGTGAAAAGTACGATCCAAGAAAGCCAGCGCCATAGAGTGCTGCCATCATACCAACAAGCTGTGCTGTCCTAAACAAAAGTCGCGCAGCACGAAATTTGAATACCTGCCAACGCGTAGCGTGTGGGTAGACATCCTTCATGCGCTTGCCCATGTAGAATAGTTTTATTTTTTTCATAATTAGTTGCTATACCTAGCTAATTTGTCCGTGTGGCAGCGTGTCCTTCTGCCCGCGTACTATGCAACTATACCAACCCTCCTGCTTCGTTACAAGTACACCCCTGTGGATTGTTTGTAATTGACTTATACACCAAATGTGGTGTGAATAAAGTTATATACAGGTTATCTACACCCAAATTCTGCTATGCCGAATAAGTGGGGGTATGATTACAGACATGGAGATTGAGCATCCCATCGTTTATTCAAAAAGCCCCACACGTAGCTCAATCCGCGTGGGGCGTTTTGAGTAAGGGATATGGCAAAACCACAAAAAGAAAATGGATACACCGCCATAGCGAATGAGCTTGCCGAAGCATTCTCACGAACTCCGAACTTGGGATTTGCCAGCGTGCAGGTGATATGGGCAATCCTACGAAAGACGTACGGATGGAACAAAAAGGAGGACTCACTGTCCGTATCCCAAATTCAGGAGGCAACAGGACTTTCTCGCCGATGCGTCATCTACACCATGCAAAAACTCGAGTCACGTAAGATAATCGTGGTTAAACGCGAACGAAGTGGGGTGCTGAACGAAACAAACGTCGTTCGGCTAAACAAGGACTATGACACATGGTTGGCGGAAGATTCTGCACCATCAACGACCAATAAACGGGCACATGATCGGGAGCGCGTGGCACTTAAAAGGGGGGGTAGTGCACGACTTGGTAGGGTAGTGCACGACACGGTAAAAGTACGACCGAGTCGTGCACCCACAAAAGACATTAATACAAAAGACATAACATCTAACTACTTAACATCCAGCAGCGCACGCGCTGCGGAAGGCAAAACAACCAACTTCGACCCTAAAGGGGCGGAGATAATCAAGGCGTTCTGTGGCTTCAACCCCGCCTGTGGTAAATACTACGGGAACACCAGTCAACGGGCAGCCTGTGATCGGCTTATCAAAAACTACGGGCTAGAGAAGGTCCTGAAGGTTGTGGCTATACTGCCGAAGACAAACACGATGCAGTACGTCCCCACCATCACGACCCCCTACGCCCTCGAAGAAAAGTGGTCTGCTCTTGAGTCGGCGATGCTCAAGAAAAAAGCAGAGCATGAGGACAAATTAACAAAATACAAAGTAGCCTTTAACTAAAACCATGACACCAAAAATCAAACTCATCGTAGGATTCCGCAGAGACCAGGAACACTCAATCGACGCAGACGAAGCACATAAAGCATATTACCTATTCCTGCACCCCGAAGAGCGCGGGATCTTCAAGAATGGTCTAGCCATCGTCGGCAAGGACATTCAAGAAATCGTCCCCGACTACCAGGGAACAATGGGCTGGAACCCTTCCCACGTCCTAACCTCAGACGACTGGAACGAGGTTCGCGACAAGGGGATATCCTATCGGATACCGAAAATGCTCGCTGCCGCAAAAGAAGTCGCTATGCTCGGAAAACCCGACGACCTTAACCAGCCCCTAACTCAACTTATCGAACAAAAATACCCACAACTGTCGCCAGCATCATCACAGCGAAGAGGTGGAGAGATGAAGCAGATAGGTAACTTTCTAACAAAATGATTTACGACTGCATGGCTTGTGGAAAGTGTTGTGAGGAAAGGCATGGGCTGTACATCCACGTTAAAAACAAAGCGGTCGATGGTGATAAAAAACACAAAGCCCTTCTTCGACGACTTGTCTTTGTGGATAGAAGCGAAGAGATATAAAAACAATGATACTCTGAAAATATGAGCACCACTCCCCCACTCAAATGGCATACCGAGCAGCGAAAAATTGACGACCTAATCCCATTCGAGCAGAACCCGCGCAAAATGACAGAGGACCAGGTAAAACAACTGACCCGATCCATCGAGAAGTTCGACCTCGTCGAAGTCCCCGCAATCGACCTAGACAACACCCTCCTTGCTGGGCACCAGCGAATGCGGGTTATGCAACTTCTTAACCGAGGTGGTGAAACCATAGACGTTCGTGTTCCGAACCGAAAACTGACTGCCAGCGAATTCAAGGAGTACAACGTGCGCAGCAACAAAAACACGGGAATGTGGGACGACGAACTTCTTGCAGGACTCTTCACGGAACAGGAGCTTCGCGACATCGGATTCTCCGACCTTGAACTCGGCGCCATGACGTTTGACCTCGACAAGCTCGACAGTGAAGACAACACTCCCGACATCCCCACAGAGCCACAGAGCGCAGTAGGCGACCTCTACCAGCTCGGCAAACACCGCATCCTCTGCGGCGACTCAACAAAAGCCGAGGACTTGGAAAAACTGATGGATGGAGTACAAGCCGACATGGTCTTCACTGATCCGCCGTACAACGTCGATTACGCAGGAAAAGGGAAAAACACCTCAGAAGGGATTATGAATGACAAAATGTCGGACGCTGAATTTGACACGTTCCTAACCGAGGCATTTAAACGCCTGGCAGAAAACATTAAGCCAACCGCTGGCTGCTACATCTTCCACAGTCACAAAACCGCAAGCGACTTTGAACGCGCACTGACCTCTACAGGATTCGATATCGACACGCAGCTGATTTGGAACAAGCCGAGCGCGGGCATGGGAGCAAATGCATACCGCACCAAACACGAACCATTTTTTTACTGCTCACAGGGGAACCCATTTTTTTACGGTGACCGAACTGGAACCACGGTGTGGAAGGTACCCGAGGACGAAGTTAAGGCTCTGAAGTGGTTTATCAAAGAGCAGGAATCCCTAGAGAAAGGGAAGACCACCGTCTGGTCAATGAGTCGCGCAAATGTAGCCGAGTACGTCCATCCAACTCAAAAGCCAGCAGAGCTGGCAATAACCGCCATCATCAACTCCTCAAAAAACGGCGAGGTAGTGCTCGATACCTTTCTCGGCTCAGGAACCACCCTAATTGGGGCTGAAAAGACGGGTAGGGCGTGTTACGGCATGGAGTTGGACCCGAAGTACGTTGACGTCATAATCGGGCGCTGGTGCGAATATACGGGTATATACAACATCCTCAAAAACGGCAAGAAGTACACGTGGGAGAATGCGTAGGATACCAAAACCCCTCCTGGACGATATCCTGTCCGACCCGTATTACACGAAATGTGCCCGACACTCAACCGCGTGCGCGGGCAGGATCACCCTAGAACACGCCATAATCGTCGCTGGCAGGCAGTTAGACCGCAAGTGGAGCATTATCCCATTATGCGAGCGACACCACGCTGTGGGGCAATTTATGGACTCTGGCGGGCTTCTAGATAAACGCGAAAATCAGCGCATTGCCGTTTCCCGTGCAACGCCTGAGGAACTAGCAGAATATCCGAAGGTTAACTGGGCACAATATGCGCGTAAAGGTTAAACCGATGTCGGTAAACGCCGCGTGGCGGGGCGGTAGACGCTTCAAAACGAAGGAGTATGTGGCATACGAGGAACTACTCATGTACATCTTGCCCAAAAAGACAATTCCACTGGAAGGCAAGCTAAAACTCGTCGTGGTCTTCGGTTTTTCAAACAAGGCAGCCGATGTTGACAACGGGCTGAAGCCATTTATAGATATTCTACAGAAAAAGTACCAGTTCAACGATAAACGCATCTACACCATCATTTGCCGCAAAGAAGACGTTAAAAAAGGGAAGGAGTACATAGAATTCGACATAGACCGCCTCTAATATCCACAGGGGGTCTGTAAAATCGATAGACATGGTGCTATTCTTGACACATATAAGTTAAAAAACACTATGGCTGACGAAAAAACACAGGCAGTAGACCCAATTAAAGACGATCAAAACGACTTTGAGATGCGCAGCAAGCAGGCGCACGGTGAAATTGCACTCATTCTGACGAAGTACGAACTCACCATACGAGGTCAGTTGGACGTTACCGTAAACGGCATTATACCGAAGGCGGTGTACGCAGACGAAAAGAAAAAAGATGCTTAGTGCAATACTCTTTTTACTTGGCGTAGTCATCGGCATTCTTGCCTGCGTTGTTGGCATTCTCGCGATGAATAGGACCGCCCACATTGACGGTGAAGAGATAACATTTGAACCGCTTGTACCGCTTCAAAGGCAGCAGGGTGATATCGTTGAGGTAAATAAAACGGCTCAATTCTTAAAAGAAAACGAGGGGAAGGAAATCCGCCTCGGGGATATTATCGAAGAAGATTAACGTATGGGAACTCCGTATAACAGCATGATTCCAAACAAACAGATTGCCTTCAAAGGCGATGCAAGGGGGAAAATAAAGGCGGGAATAGATGTTGCGTGTGACGCAGTCAAAGCAACAATTGGTCCGAAGGGTAGGAACGCGTTCATAGACAACGAGGCACTTCCAAAGATAACGAACGACGGTGTATCGATTGCACTTGCAATTGCACTTGAAGATCGACTTGAGAACATGGGGGCGTGGCTTGTAAAAAACACAAGTTCACAGACAAATGACGACGCTGGTGATGGTACTTCAACCACTGCCGTTCTTCTTCAGGCAATCATTAACGAGGCACTGAAGCGACCTGAAAATCCAATGGACATCAAAAGGTCATTGTCGGAGGCTGGTGAAAAGGTCACGAAAGCAATTAAAGACATGGCAAAGCCAGTAAAGGACAGTCAGATAGAATCTGTAGCCACCATCTCGTCAGAGAGCAAAGAGATCGGCAAATTGCTATCGGACATTATTGAAAAGGTTGGTCACGATGTCCCTATAACCATAGAGGACAACAAATTCCCTGAAACAGAGTACGAGATAGCCGAAGGATTGGAAACGAAGGTAGGGTATGCTCACAACGCCTTCATCACAAATCAAGCGGAAGGTACGGCAGAACTGACCGATACACTTGTCTTCGCAACCGACCGCCGCATCTCGTCAATCCCTGACCTACAAACACTGCTTGAACTCTGTCAAAAGGAGAAGATAACCAGCCTCGTTTTCCTAGTCTCGGACATGGAGAATCCCGTACTCGGTACCTTCGTACTCAACAAGGTCAACAGTATATTCAACTCACTCATCATCAAGGTGCGCGGAAACGAACTTGAGGACATGGCAGCAGCCTGCGGCGCAACCCTCATTTCAGAGGCGAGTGGCATTAAGTTCAAGGACATCACCCTTGAGCATTTGGGACGCGTGAAGCGCATAGTCGCAACAGAGAAGAAGACAACCATCATCGCTGATGACTCACCAGTACGCCAAAAGGCGATAGGCATACTCAAGGCAGCAGAGGCAAACACTAAGAATATCTACGAGGCAAAACACCTGAATAAGCGCATGAGTGCGCTCCAGGGGGGAATTGCGGTGATTCGTGTCGGTGCTCATACAGACAGCGAGCGCGAGTACCTGAAGTTCAAGATTGAAGACGCCGTCAACGCCACAAAATCTGCACTTGAGGAAGGGCTAGTCGAGGGCGGGGGTATGTGCCTCTACCGCATCGCAAACCAATTCAAGGGAAACTCAATCGGTGAATCGATACTACGAAACGCTCTCAAAGAGCCACTGAAGGCAATTATTGAAAATGCAGGAGAAGACTACGCAACAACCGTCAAACGTATGCCTTCAAAAAAGGGGTACAACGCTGATAACGGCAAAATGGTTGACATGATGAAGGAGGGCATAGTAGACCCAGCAAAGGTAACGCGCTGCGCCTTCCAAAATGCTCTCTCAAGTGCCTCAACATTCATCACCACAGACGTAGCTATTACTGACCTAATAAAGCCAGAACACGATAAGAGATAATATGAACAACGTATACGTCGGCGACTCTACTAACGGAACTGGAGGGGAATCGATTGGGATCCCATATCAGGACGTGCACTCAATTGAACTAGACCGAGCACGAAAAGATGTGGAACGCCTCACCGCTGAGATTAAAACACTTAACTCAAACATAGCAATTTTGAAGGATATAATTACACAGATTATTTCAGGTATGGCTAACCGCTACTAAACATGACACCACTACGTAACAAACTTCAACTCAAGATAGATGACGTAAAGATCGGCATGATTCAGTCCGATACCGTAGCAGAAAAGGCAACGGTGCTGGCGGTCGGACCAGAATGTAAACCAGAAACAGCAGCGATGGTAGGCAAGACCCTTTACTTTAAGGCGTGGGCAGTCGACGTGATAACCGACAACGGTGAGAAGTACTACTTCATAAGCGAGGACAGCGACGCACTCTGCGCCGTGGTATGAAAGGCTGTGGGGATAACAAACAGAGCGTGCACAAAATGGTGTACCTCGAAGACAGCCCCGATATAGTTGTGGCGTACTGTGAACGCTGTAAAAAGCGTGAGTACGTCCGAAAGTGCGCGGGGAAAACCGATCCGCGCTACTCAAAGATATTCCGCCGCGATACGCTCCAGCCCGGCAGCAACCTCTACGCCCGCGAATATCCACACACAATGAACGTCCTATCTTGACAGAGGCTGTACACTAGTCCTATGAATCCTATCATTCCAATCAAAAAAATTAAGGAAGGACGCGACTCCGTAAAAAGTACTGTTATAGCAAAGATGCCTGGCAAAAACCGCGCAGCAGACAACTCACTTGACACCCGAGCACAATCAATAGCTGGTAAACAGGCAATTGACCGCACAAAGTTACCCCCTAAAGTACAATACTAACCCCTAGACTATAAAACAAGGGGGTTGTAAACTAAGACTATGAAGAAAACAGAACTAGCGAAGAAACTTGGTAAGCTTAAAACAAAGAGCGCAGTTGCTGAGGGTATCCAAGCAATCAAGCGTGACTCTGGTGTAGACCTCTCAAACGGTGGAGGCAGTAGAGCAATGTACTTTGGTGGAAGAAAACTTAAGGTAAGGGATACGAGTGAGCACTCCAACAAGTATTCAAACGACAGGATATACGGAAAGGACGGTAAGATGCAGTCAAAAACTCTTCGGTTTACAACAAAAGCATCATTTAAAGATAAGGGATCAAATTAAACATGTCACACCCTAACCCACAACACGACAGGAGTAACGAATACCCAAGTGATAACTACAAACCAACCTCAATGAAGGTTAAGTTGGCGAAGAAAATGTCCGTGAAAGTTAAGAGCCAACCTGAGCAAGTAAGCAAGGAGTACTTTGGTGGTAAGTGGCAAAAGGTAGGTTTCTACAAAAACAAGAAGGGTGGCATGGATATCAAGCCGATCAAAGATAAGGCAAAAACCCTTAAGGCTAGCCACGATAAGTGGCAGGAACGCTAATATGAATAAGAAAACGATTGCGAAGAAAATGTCGAAGAATAAAGCGGGTGCTCTCCAGGACTTAGGGAAGATTGAAACATGGAAGGACAAAAATGGATACCACGCCAACGTCCCAAAGTTCGGTGTGTATGACCAGTTTGCAACAGCAGCAGATCGCAAGTTCCGCATAGGCGAGTGGAAGAAGGAAAAGTGGAAAACTAAATAACTATGGATAAACTCTCTAAATCACTAAACGACTATCTCCACAAGCACAGGAATGATGAAATTGGAGGGAAGAAGAAGGTGGTGTCAAAACTACCAATAGAAAAGCACGAAGAGTGGGTTGGGAGAATTGGTCGCTCGTCACGTACCAAGCTCATGAGGGATATGAAAGTCAACAATGCTGATGTCCTCAACGCAATGATGGCAAAAAAATACCCCAAGAAATGACAAAATCACTGCTCAAAATCATTGCTAAGAAAATGCGTGGTAGTCCATCACGTAACTTTGAAAGTAAGTCAACTATGGCTCAAATCAAGGAACTGAATGGTCGCATGAAGCAATTCGACAGGCGTGCCAATAAGACAAAAGAAGGGTACGAAGTACTTATACGAGCAGGTCTCAAACAAAGCGGGGATAACGAAAAGACTCTAAAAAGGACGTATGCGTCTGATAGAGACTAGTGAAACGTTTAATCTAGCTGAACCACCCCCAAAAAGATGTTCCCACAAAAACAACCCTGCGGATTGTATTTTTTGTAGAATGGGACTATGAGCGTGGAAAATAGGGACGGAGACGGTATATAACGCACTACACCCTAAAAATTGGTGTATGATAGGGATAATTCAGTGAAAAAACAGTGATTTATGCCAAATCCACAAAATCTCACACCATATCCACCAGGAGTTAGCGGGAATCCCGCAGGGAAGCCGAAGGGCGCTAAACACTTAACCACTAAGCTGTGGGAAGCACTACAGCAGAAGGTAAAAGGAACGGACGATACCTTCGCCGACAAGCTGATACAGCGAATACTCAACGACGCGATCGTCAAAGGCAACACCACACTCATAACCGTAATCCTCAACCGCATTGACGGTGCTCTACTTCAGGGCATAGACATCACCTCAAACGGAGAAAGCATTGCGCCTGGCAGCGATGTCATGGCAATAGCACAACGCGTTGCTGACGAACTGAAACAAAAGAAAACCATATAATGCAACCACTGACGCCAGAGCAGCTCGGGGACGCAAACATTCATGTCTTTAACGAGTTGCATCACATCAAAAATGAGATGGGCAACGAGCTGGACTTTCACAGCCACGCCTTTCTATGGGACATTTACAGCGACTTCTCCCCCCACCAGGCGATCCGTAAGGCTGCACAGATAGGCTTCAGTACCACTGCCATCATTAAGAGCCTGTGGCTGGCACACAGCAATCGCATGGACATCATATACACGCTCCCTACATACGGGGACGTGCACGACTTTGTATCGGGAAAGGTGAACCGCATTATTGACCAAAACCCTATATTCACCGAGTGGACCGCAGACAAGGACACCATAGAGCAAAAGCACGTGGGTAACTCTGTAATCAACTACCGTTCCACGTGGACCGAGCGTGCGGCGCTGATGATAAGCTCCGACCTCAACATTCACGACGAAGTTGACCGCTCAAACTTGAAGGTTGTCGATCAGTACTACTCACGTCTCCAGCACTCAAAGTACGCATGGCAGTGGTTGTTCAGTAACCCAAGCGTTCCTGAAATAGGAGTGGATAAACTGTGGAATAGGTCAGACCAAAAACACTGGTTTATTAAGTGTGGAGGCTGTAATAAGCAGCAATACCTGACGATGTCGAACATTCAGCAGAAGGGGGACGGTTACCTATTCGCGTGCATTAAGTGTGGAAAAGAACTTACACGTCACGGCGGAGAGTGGGTGAAGAAGTGGAGGGACATCAACGAAATCTCGGGATACTGGATATCCCTCCTTATGGCTCCGTGGGTAACCGCAGACACTATCAAAATGCTCGAGCGCACCAAGACGGCAGAGTTCTTCGCTAACTTCGTGCTCGGTGAACCGTATGTTGGGTCGGGGAACGTGGTCACAAAGGACGTCATACTCCGCAACCTGACAGACGTGATTAACCGCCAGGAAGGGCGCATTGTCATAGGTGTCGACACGGGTGTGGACATCCGCTACACGATAGGTAACAGGCAGGGGCTGTTCTATTACGGTGAGTGTAAGGACTACAACGAACTTGACGCGCTCATGAAGCGCTGGGATAAGGCGATCATGGTTATCGACCAGGGTGGCGATATCATCGGCAGCCGCCAACTCCGCGACAAGTATAAAAACCGCGTCTTCCTTGCCTACTACCGACGGGACCGTAAGACGGACGAACTCTTCAGCTGGGACGATGACGTTGGCAAGGTGGAAATTGACCGTAACCAGGCGATACAGCTCGTCATTGACGAACTCACTGACAAGCGCATTCCTATCTACGGGAACGAAACGGACTGGTATAACTACTGGCTTCACTGGTCCCACATCTACCGCGTAACCGAAGAGGACCAACTCGGTAGACCAAAACACGTGTGGCAGCGCAGTGACCGCGATGACTGGGTACACGCGACCGTTTATTGGAGAGCGGGCATTGACAGATTCATGGAAGGCGAAGGAGCAATCATTGATATCAGTTCCAACATTGGAGAACTTGGATATACCACTGATCCAACAGGAAGGCATATGCTTACCCCCACTCGTAGTTACTTGACAAAATAAGATGGTGCTACACTAACCGTAACGATGAATAGAACAACGTTTGCACGCAAGGCAGATAAACTCACACAAAAACAAGTGCGTGCTGCTCGTGGAACGATACGCAATCTGTCAAAAGCAGGCGAAAGTGATGGCGGAATCCGCAAGGCACTTCTCGGTCAATTTGCATCAAAGATGGAAGAGCCGTGGCAGGCGGAACGCGTTCTCCGTACCGAACGCACGCGCATAGGCTCAATGACAGCCGCCGCTGAAGCAAGAAAGGAAGGGCGTGGGCGTATGTACAGCGTGCCAACACGCGCAGCTGGACGCTCTGGTCCCTGCTCAATCTGTCAGGCAAAAGCAGCACAAGGTCACAACTTATCAAAGGGCGATCTGCCTCCTTATCATCCTAACTGTAAGTGCCAGGCGCACTAGAAGAACATGGCTAACGAAAACAGCAATAACATTTTTAATGCAGTCCGTGGTGTCTATGGACTATTCGGCTCAACCAACAAGGCGACTAAAAAAATAGATGAAGAGGATGGTGTAGATTCACCAATCATCGGAGAGTTTGAGTCGAAGATGAGCGAAGAGGAAATAAAGAAATTGACCAGCAAGTGGACATCAGAGTACGAATCATACGCGAAGGATATTAAGGGGCAGCAGAAGGATAACGTCAACTACTGGATAGGAAAGCAGTACAGTGAATTGCAAATGGCGGGGTCAAAACGACCGCTTGTGGACAACCTCCTTTTTGAAGCAATCGAAACATTTTTGCCGATTGCCACTCGAGGAAATCCTGAAGCGGTCGTAAGTAGCCCCGAAGACCAGCAGAATGAGCTGACGAAGATAGTACGAAACGCTCTTGCATACCAGGCAGATCGACAGAATATGCGCATGAAACTCAAGGGCGTTACGCGTAACTGGAGTCTCTACATGATTGGTGTTGCAAAGGTTATATGGGATACAGCAGCACAGGATATAGATACAAAGGTCATCCTGCCGTCACGATTGATACTTGACCCACACGCAGAAATTGGCGTTGACGGTAAATACTACGGCGAATACTTGGGTGAGAAGAAGCGCATGACTGCACGCAAGTTGCAGCAAATGTTCCCAGGAAAGAAGACAGAAATAGCAGCAAAGTGTGACAACCAGCTCGGTACACGCCTTGTGTACACGGAATGGTGGACGCGCACGGATGTATTCTTCACACTCGATGAAGTTGTGCTTGGAAAGTTTAAGAATCCACACTGGAACTACGACGGCGTTGTACAGATTGAGGACCCAATGACTCATGAAATGATGGAAGAAGAGGTTCGTGGACGCAACCACTTTGCACAACCTGAATTCCCTTACGTATTCCTCTCCATCTTCAGCATAGGGCGTCGACCACACGACGAAACATCGCTGGTATGGCAGAACATTCCGCTCCAGGACACCATTAACCGTCGCTACCTACAAATTGACCGCAACGTCGACAGTTCAAACAATGGCATCGTACTCTCGGGTAAGTTCTTCACAAAGGAACAGGCAGCAGAGGCGGCAACACAACTTTCACGTGGTAACCCACTATGGGTGCCTGAAGGAGACATTCGCGCCGCATACGCACGTGATGCCGCACCACAACTCGCGCCAGACGTCTTCCGTCACCTTGACGACGCTCGTAAGGAACTCCGCAACATATTCGGTACATCAGGTTCTAACCCTGAAGGAGTAAAGGGGCAGGAGTCGGTACGCGGCAAGATATTGGTCAACCAACTGGACAGCTCACGCATTGGTGGAGGTGTGTCAGAATACATCGAACAACTTTCAGCCTCCCTTTTCAACTGGTATGTGCAGATGATGTATGTCTACTACACCGAAGAGAAGGCGTTCCCTGTTCTTGGCACAAAGCAGGCACAGAACTTCATGTCACTACGCAACACAGACTTCACCTCACCGCTTCACATAACTGTGAAGGAGGGATCGATGATTCCAAAAGACCCACTTACTGAGCGCAACGAGGCGATGGACTTATGGTCAGCTGGAGCAATAGACCCGATTGCTCTATTCTCAAAGCTCGACTTCCCAAATCCACGTGAGTCTGCAAAAGAACTACTAACATGGCAGCTGATACAAAAGGGTGCACTACCACCACAGGCGATGTTCCCTGACTTTCAAAGTCCTCCACAACCGATGGCAACTGGCGCCGATCCAACAAATGCCGTAAACGCACAAGAGGCACAACGTGCCACACCTCCCGACCAAGCGCAACCACAATTATCCCCAGACATTGCTTCACAACAAATACTTAGTAGCGTACCAATACAGTAGAATATGGACATGAAACCAACTTCGTTCTCTGATACTGAACCGATACCAAAGAAGTACAAACAACCAGTGGGTGATTACATTGATGACATTCTTGAATCACAGCCCTGGTCGAGGGAACTAGGTCAGCAACAAGTTATTCGTGGGGGTGAAAAGGATGAAAATAAAAAAGTAACATGGGAATAATAAAAAATATCATAGATGGAACTAATAAGCTTAAGGAAATGCAGTCTGATCGTGGCTCCTTGTCACATAAGGAGTGGTTTGCAAAATACGGCATACCGTCATTCCCGAAAGCGTCAAAGGGTTCAGTAGCTTCAAAGATACCTGCGTGTAAGGGTGGAAATTGTATCAACAAGGCACATCGGCACACGAGGTGATTACCAACTAACAAAATGAGTATGTCAGATGAAATCGAAGTCCCAGCAGAAACTCCAGTTGAAGAGGCTCCAGTCGCAGAAGCGGCTGTAGTTGAGGCTCCTGTAGTTGAAGAAGTGGTTGTAGAAACTCCAGTAGAGGGAGATATAGCATAAGCCTCTACGGGTTCGCTCGGGCGTTCCCCTTCCGAAAGGATAAAAACTCCCCGTATGCATATGGAAGATGAAACAATGTCGCAAGACACCGCGTTCTCGACAGAAAAGCCTGAGGATACCTTCAAGTTTGATGTCAAAGAGGAGTCGCCTCTGTCCTCGCAAGACGAAACGACACCAGTAGATACAGTAGAGGACCCGTCACCTTCCTCGGACGATAGCGAGGTCGTAGAACAAAAGGTTCCCTACTCTAGGTTCCAAAGCGTTGTTAGAGAGAGAAACGAAACGGCAGCACTAGTGGAATCACTAGAGTCCCGTCTCGCGGAACTTGAAAACGCACGCGCGGAAGCTGTACCTACTGTCTCCGCCGATATAGACCTACCGCCTGAATGGGTGAAGCTCTACGGTGATAGCGATATCGCCAAAGAAGCATTTAAAGTTCAGGTCAAACGTGAACAGCAAATCTCTGAAAATGCGGTCCGTGAAGCTCTGAGGCAACTCAAAGCAGAAGAGTTATATGAACGACAGGCGTTGGTAGAAAACGAAGAAATAGTTGAAGACAATCTCTCTTCTCTCCAAGAGTCCATAGGACGAAAGCTCACTAAGAAGCAGGAGGAAGAAATTCTCGGTATTGTCGACGAATTCTCACCAACAGGAGAAGACGGTAAATACGTCTCACTCTTCCCTTTCGATAAGGCATATGAAATCTACGAGCTGCGCCGCGCCAAAAGCGGACAGCCGACACGAATGGCACGACAAAGCATTGCTGACCTCACAGGTAACGCATCGGAGGGAGAAGGCGACTCAACAGACCCAACCTTCAAAAGAGGGTGGGATAACTGGCGGGAAGCACTTTAATCATTACAAATAAAACTAACTAATTATGGCATTTACTAACCGAGTGGACACACTCACGTTGGACTACCTAGTCCCACAGGTTGTAGACACCGTTCTTCGCGCAAACGTCTTCGCAACAGCAATGCTTGCAAAGACAAAGAAGTTCCGCTCGTCAACGATGGACTTTCCTATCAAATACCAAAAGGGTGTTGCAGGAACCTCGTTCTCAGGCTTCGACGTACTTCCTACGTCAGCTTCTGATGTTCGCGTATTGATGGTATACAACCCACGCTTCTACGCGATTAACGTCGCACTTCCAGGTACTGATATTGCTGCTAACAACACGATCCAAAAGGTCATGGACTTGGCAACAGTTGAAATGCGCTCACGTGCACAGGACATGGCAGATGATATTGGTACACTCATGTACGCAGACGGCACAGGTAACACGAACAAGGACTTTCTTGGTCTCGCTGCTATCGTTGACGACGGCTCATCGGTGGCTTCTATCGGAGGCTTGTCACGTACTACGTACACGACACTTCAGTCAACAGTTACAGCTTCGTCAGGAACAATCTCTCTCGCAAAAATGCGAACGCTCTACAACGCGATCGCCGATGCGACAGTCGTTCCTACGACCTCGTACACGACCTACGCTATTTGGGCACTCTATGAGTCACTCTTGCAGCCGCAGGAGCGCATCATGAAGGATGTGAAGCTCGCTGAAAACTTCAAGGGCTACACAGGTTTCAAGACGCTTGAATTTGCAGGTCTCCCAGTTATTCCTGACCGTAAGTGTACGTCAGGCGTCCTCTTCTTCCTCAACGAGGAGTTCTTGGACTTCTACGCACTCCCAACAGCTATCCCACAGTTCGGTGGTGAGCCAGTACCAGTAGCTTCAAAGCTCTTCGCTGGTAACTCATACAACGAGGTAGGATCGCTTGGCTTCTCATGGACAGGTTGGATCAAGTCAACTAACCAGTTTGCATTCAACAGCTTCATCACTGTTGGAGGTAACCTGATCACTGATAACCCACGCCGTCACGGCAAACTCACTGGTATTACTTCTGTTTAATAGCCTAACTATAATCGTATGGCTATTGATCTTAAAGACTACGAACCAGCACTGAAAGCAGGAGCAGACATTAGTACTTCGGGTAGTGCCTCAATTGGTGGCACCCTCGCAGTTACTGGTGTCGCAACCTTTACGGCTGCGCCAGCTTTCACAGCTGCACCAACGGGCGCATCGCCTGTTAGAACAGTAACGAACTCTGCACTTGTAGGAGCAACTGTTGCTCTAACAGCTGCACAGTGTGGGCAAACCTTTAACAACCGTTCGACAAGTGGCAGTCCTTCTTGGACTCTCCCCACGGCTGCAAACGGTCTTTGGTACACCTTCACTGTTTCTGATGTAACCACTGGCTTCACTGTTACAGGTGGAACCATTGTTGCAAAGACAAACGCTGCTGGTACAGCAATTACGGGCACAACTTTGACGAACACGCAGGGAACTGCTGTCGTTGGAGATACGATCACGCTTGTATGTGACGGCACTTCTTGGAGAATGGTCGCACAGTCAGGCATCTTCGCTGCTGCTTAATTATTAACCTAACTACTTAAACTCATGTCAAAACTCGCTTCCCCACTCCAGATTTCGCCACTTGACCTCTTTACGACGTCAACGACGAAGACTGCAGACTTGGGCGCACTTGCAATGACAGCTGACGGACGCAAGTTCCGTTATGCTCTCGCAGGTGGTTCCGCTCTTGTCGCTGGTAAGCTCCAGCAAGCCTCAGCAGAAGTTACCGCAGATCAAAACCTGACTGCTGTCGCTGCCGCTGTTGGCGATACGACTATCTCCGCTTCTTCAACTGTCACCGTTACTGCAAACCAGTACGCTGAAGGTTGGGCGTTGATTTCAGTCACCCCAGGTGTAGGACAGATGTACCAAATTTCGGGACACGCTGCTTTCACAGCTGCCGCTCCGACATTCACTCTCTCTGATCCTATCCGCGTTCTTCTCACTACTTCGTCACGAATCGACCTCGTCGCAAACCCTTACGCTTCAGTTATCGTTAACCCTGCTACCGCTACAAGCGTTCCAGTAGGTGTAGCGGTCGCTAACAATGCGTCTGCAACGTACGGTTGGATTCAGACGGGCGGTGTTGCTAACGTCCTCGCAGACGGTGCGCTTACTGTCGGTGTAAACCTCTCAGCTTCAAACGCTGTTGCAGGTGCCGTCGAAGCTGCCGTCACAGCACAGGCTAGCGTTGGTGTAGCAGTCACAGGTATTGCGGATACGCAGTACGGTGCTGTATACCTCCGACTCGACTAGTGTCTTGGTAGGTTGCCCACACACACTGGGCAACTTATCTAGGACATTAAAAACCTAGGTATAATAACCATATGGAACTACCTACAAACTTTGATAACGAGCGCAAGTTCGTTTTTAGTAACTGGACATCGGAAGACTTTACGGGACGATGGGACGGTACCGACTATCCAGTACCCGCAGGAACCACAAAAGAGTTCCCTATGTTTCTTGCGTTTCATCTCACAAAGCACCTGGTCGACCGTGAAATGAATCGCGACGGCAAATCGTCGTTAGCAGGCATAGACGAAGAACGAAAGCCATATGAAGATAAAACAATGGTGGAAATCACTCTTGGGACTGATTCACCAGCTCTCGCCGCTCTCAAAGAGCAAATCCGCCAAGAAGTTGAAGAGCAGAAAGGTGGCGGCAAAGAAACAACAAAAGCGCCAAAAGTAACAAAGACTAAGAAGACGGGGGTCACTGAATTTGCTGACATTGAAGAAAAGTAATGAAATTGTTCACACCAAATCAGACAAAGACGTACTCACAAAAACAGACGTCTGATGACGTGGTGAAAATCGCATACTTGCAGGGGACACTCAGCCGTCTACAGGCACAAACGAATGACGCAAGCGCAGCATTCAGCGCCCTCCTTGCAGAGCAACGGAAAATATACAGTGAAGAGAAGATAAGACTTCAGGATGAAATTCGTGAGCTTGTCAGCGAGGTGAAAGCCTTAGAGGCACGAAAAACAAGCGCACTTATCCCCATAACTGGACTCAAGGCTCAGGCGCAAGCAAAACTTGTCGAAGCGGAAGCACTTCTCAAACAGAACCAGGAACGCTCTATAGAAATAGAGGAATTGCAGCAACTTTTGGCAGAAAAACTTGATGCCGTCTCTCTGCGAGAACAAAAAGTTGAGGCAGAAGAGATTAAACTTGCACACAGAATAGAAGGAGCGCGTGCAGAGGCTGATACAATTTCAGCAGGTCACAGGCGTCTCAATCAGATGCTTGCTGACTTTCAGAAGGAAGTGTCTACACGGGAACCTGAACTGGCTCTTCGTGAGGCTTCCATAAATCAGCGCGAAATTAAACACGCAGCAGCAGTAGACGAACACAACAAGCGTGTTGCTGCCGACGAACGCTCAATGAATGACCGTCGAGCAGCACTTGAACGCGGATTTGAAGAACTAAAACGATTAAAAACTAAGAAATAATTATGGCAGATGCACAGTTTATTATTGCCTCAAAGTCGGTAGCAAGCACACCCTCAATTGCTTCATCGACAACTGCACTAGCAGCTAACACCGCCCGCGCAGGCTGGTCCATTCAAAACCTGGGGACAAACCCGCTCTTCGTCCTTTTGGGTACGGGAGCCTCAGCAACCGTCTTCCACTTCGTACTAAAGGGTTCAACTGTACAGGATGACGGATCAGGCGGTACGGTGAATCAGACGACAGGAACCGTATACACGGGTCTTATCACCATAGCTGGCACATCACCACGCTACACCGTTCTAGAAATGTAATATGGAGATATCAAACTCATCAGTAGACCTAAAATTCGACGAAAAGCAGCTTGCCTCAATAGAGGCAGCTAAGAACATTGTCACCAACTTGCAGGCAGAGTCTGTAAGGCTCGCTAAACTCGTCCAGGTGCACGAAGCGGACGTGAAGGAGGCTGTGGCAGCTAAAAACGCCCTAGACGCAGAATTTGAGGCTACAGGGGCATCCCTTGAGTCAGTCAAGTCACAATTAGCTGAAAGGCGGACCGAATTGGCACAGGTAGAGATAAACCTCGAATCAGCCCAAGATGCACACCGCGCACTCCTTGCCGAGGATGAAAAGACCAAAACACACCTTGCCGAGCGCGAAAGCACCCTTAGTGCACGCGAAGACGAAAACAAGCGTATTACGACGCACCTCTCGGAAAGAGAGGCAGCTATTGTTGCTCACGAATACGACATAAAACGCAAACAGGATATTCTGACAAACGCACTCGCCTCCCTATGAGTCTATGGAGATTGAACAGCCAGGCGCAAGTGCATTCCTAGAACTCAGCGACGTACCGCATACATATGCGGGGGCTGGAGGAAATTCAGTTAAGGTAAACGTAGGTGCGACCGCGCTTGAGTTCGCGGCAGGAGGTGGAGGTGC